GTCTGGAGCCCTGGGTAACGATGTATCCAACATAACCCGGCTAAACACAAAGCTAATATCTGTAAGGAGCCCAGAGCAGGCCTCAAAGATCCTTGGGGAAATGTCAGAAATGGCATCTGCCGGGGTCAAGGCTTCTGGCGAATCAGTACAAAACTATTCCAACCTGTTGAAGGCCATAAAGGACACGCCAGAGCTAGCCTCCCTAAACCTAATGGGTTTCACGAGGGAAAAGCTGGCCTCGTCCCTGGCCGGCTTCCGCCAATATGGAGGGGACTTCCCTAAGATGGCACAAGTCCTTAAGAAGCTAAGCGATGGTTCGGCACTTGACGCAGACGATATACGTGCTGTAAGATTTGGAATTAACAAGTTGATTGGAGAGCATGGCCACGAGGAGCTACTCCTGGGCGCCCTACGCGAGACGCTTAAGGACACGGCAGACGCAGCCAACAGAATCCACTTCTACAACCCAAATCGTACGTCTCTAGAGCGCAGCATAAACCACCCGGTTTTGGGGCTATACCCTCTTTCGTACATGATGAGCAAGGTTATTCCAGAGTTTGCTAGGGTGGCATTCGTAAAGATGCCATTCACAAACAAGACTCGTCCCTTTGCAGGGTACGAGATGGTTCGGGAAATTCAAGATCACCTAGCTCTTTGGGCAGAAACCAACCCTAAGGAAATGAGCGAACTGCTTAGGTCCGACGCGCTGTTCATGTTCAAGCAGCTATTCCCAGCCCTGCCAGGAGACATATCAGTCTCTGGTCCTAAATGGCTGAACGCATACCTGCAGCAGATAGAGCGATCAAACCGACCAGCTCAGCCAGGCAGGGAGCAGGCCCAGGCAGATCCATTCTATGCAATGCGGGCACTGGCAGACCAGGCCGCATCACAAAGCGTATACGGTGTACTCAAGCGTTTTGGCGGAGTTGGATCAGAAGCTGTCGATTACTTCGACGGTCCACCGGATTATAACGTTCCAGGGAATTAGCCGCACAAAGCGGTTAGGCCTGGATAAAATAGGAGGAACGCATGACGGACGAAGTCGTGACGCCAGTTGTCACAGAGTCAGCACCCCTCGACGTGCAGGAGAATTTGCCTGCGGCCGAGGATCTCACTCAAGGCAACGAGGATGTAACCACTTGGAAGAAGCGTCTTGCTGGTAAAGACCAGGTGTTGACGTCGACCAAGAAAGAGTTGGAAGACGCCAAGCGCCAACTGGAAGATCTCTCGAAGTTCAAGGCACAGATAGAGGAGCAGAGTCTCTCAGAATACGAGAAGGCTCAGAACCGAATCAAGGCACTGGAAGGCGAGATTGACTCCACCAAGGAACAGGCAAAGCGGGAACGGCTCGCTCGAGAATACCCTCTCTATAGTCAGCTTTCACAGGACACTGCCGGACTAGACGAAATATCAAAGGCAGCCGCCTTTGAGAAGTTCATTGCCGATGCGCGTGCTGCTGCTGACGAAGAGACGACAACCCGAGTAGATCCGAACAACCCACGGCGATCTGAACCTAAAATTGACACCAAGCGTACTTCTTCGACAATTGCCGAAGAGCTTAAGTCGCTTGGCAATCCATTTTTTGAGTAAGATTGAGGTAAGTTAAGATGGCTACGACCAGTACCAGCACAACGAACTTCTCTGATCTTGTCACGCAGCTTGTTTCTGCGAAGGCACAAGAGGAGCTTCGAGCACGTGCTGTCCACGCGATGCCAGGGATGTACGTCCCTGCTCGCTTCGTTAAGGGTACTAATACCCTTCGCTACGCACGCTATGCAGACCTAGGCGTCAATACGACGGCGCTTTCCGAAGGTGCTGCACCAACTGACCAGGCGCTGACGATCTCAAGCGAGTTCTTCACGGCTGTCCAGTACGGCGCGACCGTCGCAGTGACGGACCTCGCCCAGATCGACAACCCGCATGATCTCATCGGTATCGCCGCTGAGCGAATTGCGTATCAGGCAACCCGCTCGATGGATGTTCTCGTTCGCGATAACATCCACTCGACGGCTGTCACATCCGCTATATTCGGCGCCACCGGCGCGACTGCACTGACCCAGAACGCTGCCAACTCGACAGTAGCTGCGGCAGGCACTCTTTCCGGCGCTTTCGTAAAGCAGATGGTTGCTCGCCTCAAGGGCGCAAACGTTCCTCAGTTCGCTGACGGCACGTATCGCTGCATCATCCACCCAGCGCAGGAGTACGACCTCGTGTCGGACACCAGCGTCAACGGATGGATAGAGGCACACAAGTACGTCAACAACACGCCACTTCTCACGAATGAGATCGGGCAGTTTGCTGGCGTACGCTTCATCGTGTCATCCGACGCGAAGGTTTACGCAACAGCTGGCGCTGGAGCAGGGAACGTTTATAACGCTCTCTTCCTAAGCCCAGACGCGTACACCATCGGTGACTCGCAGACCCTCCAGAGCTACTTCGTAGCACCTGGTGGCGATCACTCCGACCCAATCGCGCAGAAGGCGTTGGTCGGTTACAAGATGCGATTCGGCTCGCTCCTCCTCGATGAGGCAGGCGCACGCTATCGCATCCTTAAGACACAGGCCACGGTCTCTGTCTAATCTCGGCATAGTTAGCTGAGTGGGGCTCCGGCGGTTGTACCGCAAGTTGGCCGTCGGAGCCCCTCTACACCCAGCCATGGAAGGATAACCTGTATGGCTGATACTGTCAAGGTTCTGATCTGGGGCACTGCCGAGCAGGGCCCATGCGCATATTTTCGTGGACACATGTATGACGAAGAGCTTAAGAAGCATGGCATCGAGATGCGTCATATCGATAAGGTTAACTTCATAGCGTCCCAAGGTGCCGAAGGAATGATGCAGGCAGAGGCCGCCGCCAAGGGCCTTCTAAAGGTAGACACGTCGGATATCGACTGGGCAGACGTGGTGATCTTCAGGCGGTATTACAACTCTTCTTCGCAATGCGTAGATAAGAACTGCAACTTCAGGACTAAGAGCCCAGAGGAGGCCAAGGCCCATCCTCACGAGCTCAAGGCCAGGGACGGAATAACGGACATGATGTGGCCTGCATTCAATAGCAGGACCCACAACAAGGGGATTATATACGAAACAGACGATAACCACTTCAAGATCCGCAACTGGAACGGCTACTACTACGACGTTAAGCAAGAGTGGGGTGTTGTAGAGCAGATGGCCAGAAGGGCAGATCTTGTAACGGTTAGCACTGGTCCTATAAAGGACGAGTACAGCAGGTTTAACGACAACATAAGGGTGATTAGAAATGCAATTGATCCTTCGATCTACACTAGCGATATTGAACGCCCTGTCTATGGCGGCGAACTACCACGCGTGGTCTATTACGGCAGCACGGTTAGGATGCGCGACTACGCCGGAGAGTGGGACACCGAACACAACCGGCACAAAGGTGGCTTCTCCGGTAAAGCCGTAGAAGAGCTGCGCAGGAAGAAGAAGCTCTGGAACGTCTTCATGGGTATGAATCCGGGGACCGAGCACATAATCACCCCATACTTTGATGAGGCATATCCCTACGTGGAAAACATAAAACAGTTTTCGCAGATGCTGGCAGGGGCTCATGGGGACATAGGGATTGCACCCCTTGTTGGGGACGAGTTTGACAGGTGCAAGTCAGAACTCCACTGGCTTGAATATGCTGTTACAGGAGCTGCGTTTGTTGGAGAGGGATTCCGCAGGGGGGAAGCTCCGTACTCAATGGTTCGTCATGGAGTAGACGGATTACTGGCCAGAACTGCACAGGAATGGTATTCATCAATAAAGAGCCTAGTTGAGAGCAAGGACCTGCGGCAGCAGATATCCGGAGCAGCTAAGGAAAGAGTGCTACTAGAGTACGACTACAAGATTAGGGCCAAGGAGTGGGCTGACGCTTACCGATGGGCCGCAGAGCATCCTAATTATGGCCTAAGAGAGAGGGGAGATTAATGGCAACGTTTCAGACAATCATAGACGACATTCAAGTTGAGCTACGAGACCAGAACGCGATAACATGGTCAGAGTCAGAGCTTCAGTCGCTTTTAAACCTGGGCATCCAACATGTCCAGTCTGTGTACCCAAAAGAAATAGTGAAGGAAGTCAACTGGACCAACCCTGCAATTTCTAATGGCCTCAAGAGTGTGGACATATCTACAACTACCAACACGGCCGGGGGGGATAAGTTTGTATCTGTTTATCGGATAGACGTGTACGGTAGCTCTAACTCAACTCGCACCGGATATCGAGAAAGCCTAATGACTGGAAATGGAGAGGGCCCTAACTCTGGCTGGGAGCTACACGCAGGGATACTATACTTCCCTCCTAGCTACACCACAGAGTCCCCCGCAGTTCTGCGACTTTATGGATACGGAACGTATAACATCTGCGCTAGCGGAGTTTCTGCGTCTGCCGTCACATTTGACCTGGATTCTCAGGCAGAGTACGCCGTCAAAGTATTTGTTCAGTCAGAGGCCCTATACCGGCTTGTTAACGACCGAGCATCATTCCAGCAGTGGCAGGTCACATCTGGAGCTACGGACGTCTCCCCAATAGGAATGAACCAGCTGGCCTTCAGCGCCAGGACTCGATGGAAGGACGAATTCCGACGAATCCGACGTTTGCGAAAGGTAGCATAACATGGATTTTAACAAGCCGATATCCATCCAGACAACATCCTCCGCGTACCTTGAGATAAATACCCTTACATCGGCTATCGCTCCGGCGACGCCGCTGTCGGGGTATATTGTCGACAGCATAACCCTAGGCGCCGCTGCAGTCCGTGGGTTCATCGCTGAGAACGCCCAGAGGGACGGTATCCAGGCCGCTGAGGCCTTCTTCGGCTCCAGGGACGTAGGAGTTATAGTCCAAGTATTTGGAAGCACTCTAGGTGACTTCTGGGACAAGCTAGACGCTCTTACCATCGCCAACGTCCCCTACCCTACTGCGTTTGAGGCTGACGATGGCTTTAGAAAGCTGACGTTCTACTCCCCAACAGGGGTGACCGACAGGCAGGTTTACATGAGCGTCCGTCCTACCGCCCTAGCCGGAGTTAGGGTTAATAAGAATATGTCACAAGGGGCCACGAATAAGGGCTTTGCCACGAACGTCCAGCTTAGCTTTGTTGCAATGGACCCAAGAAAGATATCAGTAACCGAGTCAACTCAGTCAATTTCCGCTGGGACTACAACCGTCTCATACACCGGAAACTACGAGTTCTATCCGCAGTTCATACTTACCCCTAGCGGAACATCGCTAAGCTACGTTGTTGGCGGCAGGACTGTCTCGCTTATAGGCCTTTCCTCTGGGACGGCATACTACGTTGACCACAACAAGGCAACAGTCAGGACTGGGTCGTTCACAGGAACTCTTGCCCAGGGAAAGCTTAGCCCAAGTCTAACAACAGGCTTTGGGTTCCTTTCGGCCCAGACATCTCCAACTGTAGTCGTAACAGGCGGTCTGACTAGCGGTTCGATAATATATAGGAATGCCTTCCTATGAGTGTAGCATATAATAAGTTCAGGATAACTCTATTCCCACTGGACACCTCTACCGGATGGAGATCCTCTTCGACTAACGTAATATACGACCCCATCGAAGTTGGTATTTCAGAAAAGGCAAACGAGGTTGGTGAAGCGTACTGGGTTTTGCCCAATGAGCATCCGCTTATTTCTGTGTGCCTTCCCCTAAAAACACACTATGAGGTCCACCGGTACGACGCTGACGCAGCTGTATACAAGTGGGTTGGGGCAGGGATACTAAACGATACTGAAATAAACCAAAACGAAACTACTTTCCGCGGAATAGATTATATGGCGGTGTTTAATCAGTATTATACGCCAACAGTAGCCCTTACGTTCACGTCTACTAACTACCTATCCCCAGACATATCAAACTCTTCCCTGTCATCGGTATTCAGTTTTTCCGCCGGGGCTCTAAAAGATAGCTCAAGCGACGCGGATGTAGACCCTGCTACTAATCTATCTGCATATTATACCACAAATAACGACCTATACATAGACAATGTTACTGTCAGCTCAATTGTAGGAGATACTCTTACTATAGACTTTGCGACAATAACAACTCCAAGTGTTTTCATCGAATGGGACGCCGAATACAGTGGAACAATTTCTACCCATTTTCAATCCGCAAAGACCTGGCGGTTCAGGCTTGACGTGACTCCTCCGGCAGGCGAGGCCCCACAAGTACCTACTACTACTGGCGGGGCATGGGAAAAGAGTTTTGCTGGCGATTCCAATATTTTTATAAACAACTGCTCGGTAAAGTTATATCCGTACGAGTCTAAAGCCCTGATGTACAGCGCCCTAATAGCAATAGGAAGAACAACTGCACAGGCAGATGCTCAAGTGGCTGCCAACGCGTATCTGTTTGCCCTTAGAAGGGGAGTAACATATAGCGCTACTATCCACGGCGCAGTATACAGGACTAACACCACAAAGTACCCTGGAGTTGCTAACTGGCTTAGATCGGGACTTCCCAAGAAAACGGATAAATTTACATTAGGGTCAGGCTTTGAAACCTACACACAGATATTTGACCGTGTGTTCAACGCCGCAAAGACAACCTTTCCCCTAAGTCGAATTAGGTATGCCAGCAGATCTATATCTGGCAGCCCATCAACAACTCTTATGACCTGGAGCGCCGGCGAGCCAAGTGTAACATACCTAGCCAATACTGCCAGGTTAGAGATGGTAAAGCGTACGGACGGAAATAAGGTGGTGTTTGGTATATCTCATCCGTCTTCTACTGGCACCTACGACGGAAATTTTAGAATTAGGTACAACGTATCATCTGCAAACATAAGCACCATACAGCTTTCCTATCCAGAGAGCTTGCGCGGATACTCCTACAGCGACGGAGGGGTAAGTATATTTACCCACATCCGTGTCATTCCAAGCACCCCATTCCTGGCTGGAACGGCTACTGGCGGAGCTGTTGGCATATCAATTGACGGAGCTACTGCCACGACTGGAGAGTCTTCTATCTACGGGGAGATACCGCAGCTAATTACTCAGGGCGGATTTATTGATGAGGACGCTGCACTTTATGAGGCCGAAAGGCTAGCAGACAGTGCAAAGACAGCCAACGCCAAGACCATTGAAGTTACCCTAAAGGAAGACTACCTGAAGCCATGGGACGGCTGGGACCTGGGAGACGCCGTTTCTGTCCATGTAGTCCACGGAAACGTAAACCTACCGGACGAGTCCTTAAACATAGCCGGAATGGACTGGGTAGGCTACTCTGACGGCCACGAAGAGCTCACTTTGGAGCTTGTCCAAGGCAACAACTTCTAATGTCCTACGCCCAGTTCCAGGCCCTGATGGAGGCTATCTCCAGCGTCCGGCATGACCTAAGTGAGCGCCTAGACCGCATCGACGGCCGCCTAAGAGAGGTAGAGGGATTCCAGGCCCAGGAGAAGGCGCTGTCTGAGAGTAGACAGCAGGGCATAGTATCTGTAAGATGGAAGTTGGGTATAGCTGTGAGCACAGCAGGTGTGATTACAACCCTGGTGCTCCAACTAATCCGTCTTGGAGGTCAATGATGTCACAGACACCAACGAGAATGATCCAAGCCCTGCGGGATCAGGGTATGTCATTCGCAAAGATAGGCGAGAAGCTTAACTTGAGCAAGGACGAGGTCCAGAAGAAGTATAAGCGTTATGCTCCGGCAGTTGACGACACTACAGAGGAAGTGTATAATAGCTCCGCTGGGCTGGACAAGAATATTAGTGAAACGAATAAGAAGATACAGAGGACTAATATAATCGGTAAGCCGCTCTTCACCAAAGGTAAAGGTGACTTTATTGGAATTAACTCAGGTTACTTCGATATCGAGAGCACCTACTCAAGCTGGCGTCGGATGCTCTGCGGATCAATCGTTGACCAGCATGGCAACCTCGAGACCTATACCCTGGACACACATCCAGGAAAGAACTGGCTAGATGACTCGGTCCTGGTCAATGCGTACGCTCGCCGCCTGGAAGAGTTCGACGTTCTCTATTCGTGGAACGGTAAGCTGTTCGACGTTCCGGTTCTCAACTCACGGCTCTTGAAGTACGGCTACAAGCCGGTCGAGGCCCAGATGCACGTTGACTTGATGTACAAGGCAACTGGCTCAGCGTTGGCAATCGGCCGCAAGTCTCTCGAGAATGTTTCAAAGTACTTTGCTGTTAATAACAAGAAGACACCTCTTGACGTCCGAATCTGGGAAGCGGCTGACCATGGGGACAAGGAAGCATACAACCTAATCATCGAGCACTGTGAGGCTGACGTTCGCGTCCTTCGTGACGTGTTCGGGAAGCTCAAGCAGCTCGTGCACGTAATGCACCGATGACCCCGGCCGACCGGGATGCTGAGACACAGATCGCGGTCGACTTCGATGACACCATAGCGTCCATCATCGGTGGCGAGCTGGTGCTTAATCGTGGAGCTAAGGAAGCCCTAGCCCGGATACAGAATGCTGGCTACAAGGTAATAATACATTCTGCTAGGGCGTGGGCGGCCTGGCCCGACGTGTGGAGCCGGGTTGGCGAGATGCGTGACTTTCTAGAGGACAATGAAGTTCCTTACGACGGTATCTACATGGGAACTGGTAAGCCTGCAGCCGTGGCCTACATAGACGACAAGGCCATGCGCTATGAGGACAACTGGAAAGAGATAGCCGACTGGCTAATCTTTAGATCCAAATACAAGTGAGGGAATATGAAGATAGGCATACTTGGAAGTGGACAAGTTGCTCAGCACCTGGTTCACGCCGCTAAAGAAAGCGGTTATGACACAGTCCTAATTGGCAGGGTAGATGGCCCAAGCGTGAGCAACAGGCTCTTCTCCCCCAACCGAACCTGGGTTGACGAAACAGATCTAATGCTAGCAGTCTCTGATTGCGACGTCGTAATCAACACTGCAGCTTTCCGTGACCTTAGGGGTTGCGAGAAAGATCCAGAGAAGGCCGACTACGTTAACGCATACCTGCCAGGGCTCCTTGCCGAAAAGGGACCGAGGCAGGTTTTTATTTCTACTGACTATGTTTTCCGTGGCCTCCATGATAGTAAGAGGCTTGAGACAGACAGCACCGATGCGGTCTGCATCTACGGCTCAAGCAAGGCCAAGGGCGAGCGGAAGGTTCTGGCTAAGGGCGGCAGCGTCGTCAGGATATCCTCGCCGTGGGGACTGTACCCAAGCCCGGAGCGTGCCCACTTCGTCGATATGATCGTGCCTAAGGGAGTGGCTGCTGGCAAGCTGGATATGCCTTCTGATCAGCACTTCGCCCCTACGTACCTACCGGACGTCGCAGGCCTTATCCTGGATGTGGCCGTGGACCCATTCTCTGTTGGTGTTTACCACGCGGTAAATGGTGGGACTACAAACTGGCAGGACTTCACAGCTTATTTGTTTAACATACTCAGAACAAAGGTTAAGGTTACCGGCTCCGAAAGGAACGATCCTCTTAGGCCTAAGTACGGTGTTCTGTCCAACAGCAGACTACCTCGTCCAAGGCATTGGGCGATGGCCCTTGAGGAGTATATACGCAACGGAGAGCTAGCGGAGGCACGACGATGAACATACTTGTCACTGGGAACTTCGGTTACTTAGGCTCTTTGCTTACTAAGATGCTCAAGGAGCTCGGGCACGAAGTTGATGGTCTGGACAACGGGATGCAGCGAGCAACGCTGCTGGATGAGGATGGCGCCTGTGAGCCTCAACGCCAGTGCTACGACGTAGTAGAGCTTTCATCAGCCAAACGGTACGACGTCGTCTACCATCTTGCAGCGATATCTAATGACCCGATGGGGAACGTTAGCGAAAATCTCACTATGGATACAAACGTTAAGCTGGTTTCTGATGTTGCAGACAGGTACCCAGACGCTAGGCAGGTTCTTGCCTCGTCGGCATCAGTGTATGGCTTGATCGATAGTGACAAGATAGCCACAGAGAGGTTCCCGCTAAACCCATTGACGTGCTATGCCGTAAGTAAGGTAGAGGCCGAGAAGCTGGTTAGCAGCTACTGGGACTACTCAATACTTCGAATGGGGACACTGTGGGGCGACTCTCCCAACCTTAGAAGGGATATTGTAGTAAATGCTTTTGTATATGAAGCGTATCATACAGGAATGATACGGCCTAAGTCTGACGCCCGGCGCCCCATGCTTCACGTCTATGACGCTGCCCGAGCAATGGTTATTGCTGGCAGCTCTGGCCTCTGGACCAATAAGCTAGTAAACGTTGCTACAGAAAATACAACCGTGTCCCAGATAGCCAAGGCAGTAGCTCAGGTATGCGATGTCCAAGTATGGTGGAACGATTCCATCTCTCCAGACAAGAGGGACTACGCTATGGACGTATCTAGGTTTGAGTCTATATCTGGGGACATGGGCCGGGTGCTCAGGGTTGGCGACCCAGGTGCCACTAGGGACATCCTGTCCAAGGTCAAGATCGTAGGGAAGAATGTGCCCACTAGGCTAGAGAGCCTTAAGCGCTGGCTTGACATGGAGCCTGACATGGTCTAGCATTCAACACATGCCGCTTAGTTCGGCAATGAGGGCCCCTGTGATGGTCTCCACAGGGGTCCTCGACCATCTCTAGAGACCGGAGGGACCAGACATGTACGTAGAACAGGGACTAGATCAGGCCCTTGCCAAGAGGCAAGAAGTTGGTAGGCCGTCAAAGCGCAAGTGGCGTGGAAGCCTTCTGGGCGGATGCGTCAGGGCACATTGGTATTCTGCCAATGGCGTTGCTCCTTCTGAGCCGTTCACCAAGGAAACCCTAAGGGTATTTGCCATGGGCAATGCCGTGGGAAGCTTTCTGGAGAGTGCTCTCAGTGAGGCTTATGGGGATAAGATTAAGTTCGAGATCCCAGTAATCTCAGAGGAGAACGACTTCGCAGGGAACATCGACGGATTGCTTGACCTTGGCGATAGGCTTGTGGTGCTCGAGTTTAAGAGCATCAAGCACCAGGGATTCATTAGGCTAAAGGAGCCTAAGCCGGAGCACGCTGTGCAGGTAGGCTCCTACGCGAAGTTCCATGATCCATCGGACACTAGGCCTCGTGAGGCCTGGGTAATTTAC